GCCTTAGAATCACTTGCAATCTTTTCAGCTAATGCTTTTAGTTTTTCAGTAATTCTAGCGCGAGTTGCATCGGCTTCTTGTTGGAACGCTTCAATCTTTTGGTCATTAGCAACCTTATTGGCATCAACAGATTGTTTCTTATCTGAATCTACACGAGATTTAGAATAGTCCCATGCTTCTTTTTGTAGTTGACTCATACCAGAAGTTGTTCGTCCTTTAAGATCTCTATTCTTAAGATAATATTCATGGGCTTTTACTGGATCATATGGTTGTTCTACATAATGCTGTAAGAACTCTCCAATCTTATCCATTTTTCCCACCGCCTAAGATTTCATCAATATCTGCTTCTACACCATTAAGTAAGTCTTGTAGTATTGTTCCTTGTGCATCAGTAACAGCTGATAATGAATCCATTGTTACTGGGGCTTGATCGGTTGACTGTACTTGTGTTGGATCAGCAGTACCATTTTGATTTAATTGAGCATTAGGATTGGTTACATTCTTATTACGTAACTCATCAGCTTTAGGATCTGCAGAAGGTTTATAACCAATGATTCCTCTGAACTCATTAGAAGACAGAATCTCATTACGTGTGAGTTTGTCTGCTATATTAGCTAACTCAGTAACAGGAACAAGTCTGAATGGATCTGAGAAGTACATGATACTCTGTTTCTGAGATCGAGCAGTTTTGGTTAAGAATTTACGTATCATTTCATCTGTTATTGAAGATAAGATTGGCCCAATAGTTCTATTAAAGTAATTAAGCATTGTCTTTGCATCGGCAGTTCCATCAAAAACACTCTCAGTCAATCCTAACTGGTTATATAACATACTCGTTAGATATGTGATCTGAGCCATTAAGTTATTCTCGGTTGGTCTGTTTAACTGAGTAATCTTTTCAGTTCCATCAGTATAAGCAATACCATACTTTGACCCACTTAGTTGCATCTCTATGTCTTTTTTTCGAGTTTCTGCTTGTACACGACGAGCTTCAGTTCTTATTGTATATGGTAACTGAATAATTAAATCCAATTTACCAGATCCACTTTGTTCATCAATCGTATCTAATAGATTTAACTTTCTAATTAAACGTTTTAAGGTTGAATTAGGTTCATTCATAACTGCATATAAAGGATTTTCGATAATGGCAACTGACTTTTTATCAATAGTAATGTTTTCTTTATAACCAGTTTTTTGATTATAAAGTTCAACTTTTACCATTTCCGGATACCATTCAACAATTCTTCCAGCTCTTAAAGTTTGTATTTCATACGCATCAGTCACAGTTGGATCATATGTAGTATCTACTGGAACTATTGCAACACAACCTTCATCAAACATAGACATCACTATATCTTGAATTAAAGCTCTTCCTGTTTGATCAATATTTGCTTCAATTGTTAATGCCTCATTAAGTGATGAATCAATGTCCGCTAAATATCTTTTATTATCATCTAGTCTGACATGAGATATGGTAACAGACGCTACATCTATTGCTATTCTATTATACAAGGAAGATACTATTGACTGACTAGTACTAGAAGATAATCTAGTTTTATCAGGTCTTACATAATAACCTGGACCATTTCCTTGAAAGCTAGTTGGATCTTTATTAGTGAAAGCATTCCAAGCATGTTGTAGTCTATTATTAAAATTCATTTATTATTCTCCTTTTTAGGTTCTATTAGTCACCTTTTACATAGTGACTCACCTCCTTAATTAGACATTTTATTTGTTATTCACCAAACGCATTATTAACTATAGTTTTTCCAGTACTAAGTTCTTTCGCAGTTATACTAGATGTTTTACTTGCTAATCTCTTAACAAAAGCAGCATCTTTGTAAATCGTTTGCTTGTATTTAGCAGATCTAACTTCAAGTTTTGCATTCTTTTTGGATAAACTTTTTATTCTTTTAACTGTTCTTTTAGCCTTAGCCATCCCTCTATCAGTAAGTTCAAATGATAGATTTTTCATTTGAAAATCATTTAATCTACTCTGATTTATAGCCGTCTTACGACTAATTTTAGCGGATTTTACATCAATTCCAACTATTTTCTTATTAAGAGTTTCTGCTTTTTTAACTAAATGTTGCGGATTTCGACTACGACCCCAACGCATACCCATAATTCCAATATGTGCTAGATAGTCATCTTCCTGAACTACCATTAATAAAAACCTCCTTATTCAAAAGAGTCTTTGTTTGCTTTATAAGCTACATAAGCATCTAGTAAAGCAGCAACGTTATCTATCTTTTCATCATAACGTTTTTTATATAGTTTTCTATTACCATTTGTGTCTTCAAGAGTTATACAGTTACCCATTGCAAAGGACATTAAATCTTGATCAAATAAAAGCATTCTCTCTTCGGATAATATCTTAAGTTCACCAAGAGGTACCGATTCTGTTCGAGCTCCCTGAATAACTTTCTCAATTCCAAATGGACCATTCTCTTGTTCCCATCTAGTTACAAATTCTTTTGCATTATAAGGATCAAAGCCAAATGTTACAACATCAAACCTTGAAGTGGCAATGTATTGCTCTAGATCCTCATACACTTCCATCATATCAAGAACTTTACTGTCATCCATTATGATTAGACTACACTCATCAATAAACTCTTGATATTTATTTCTCATAGCACCAGGAAGTTTTCTTAATGTTAAACCAGTGATATAACTTCTTGTCTTAATTCCAAATCTACCACGAGGTAGTGGGAATAAAAATGTAAAGGCACAGAAATCATCACCTTGAGATAAATCGGCTCCCATAGAACAAGCCATGTTCCAGAAATCTTTTTGAGTATGAGGACGTGTTTCTTCATATGTAAAGAAGTATGTATAACCTTCTTGTGGTATTCCGAAACGCTTTGCTAAAATATCATTCTTTGAAGCTGGAGCATTCTCTGCTCTTTCTACGTCACGTTGATACGTCTCATAAGTAACAGTCTTATCAAGATTTGGATTTGCTTTTAACCACATAGATGGATCACTAACTTCTTGTATGTCATCCAATTTATAATACCAGATAGATACATGAGGATTAACATAATCGCCTCTTAGTATATCTAGTAACTCCATTTTAATTGTATCTCCACTGCCATTACGAACAGTTCCTTCTGAACTCATAGCAATAATAAGATAATCATCTAACTTAGATGCACCTTGTTCAATTGCACCTATAACATCTTCTCTTATATCACAAGAAAGCCATTCATCCACAGTAGAGATTTTAGGTCTTAGTCCTTGAAGTTTAGCAATAGCCATTGGACGTATTTCAAGTATTGAACCAGTTAAGAAATTCTGAATACCTTTTTTAGTAGGTGCAAGTTTTATTCTATTGGATTTTGAGCCAGTTGTATTTTGCATAGAACCTTCAGTTAAGAATTGGAATAGAGGTCCTTTAGCTCTTGTTATGGCTGTTCGTATAGGGGACATTACTTCTTCAGATTGTTTCATCGTCGGAGCCGTAGTTATCTGACTCGTAGTCGTTGTATCAACATTTAGAAAGTAATTCTGAATACACGAAGCATACATAGATTTGGCTGCACCTCTGGCAACAATTAAAAATTGTTTATTTACTAACCGCTTCTTAATATTTTTACGGACATAATGTCCACTATGATTGTCTTCATCTGGAACATAAATACTTTTCTCAACAAAGTGAAACCAACAGAATATTTGTTCTGCCCATAATTTAAAACTGTCAAGCAAGTGTAAATCTGAACCATCCGTTAATGTTAATTCTTGTTCACAATAATCTATAAAGCCTTCAACAGCTTGATCATCATAATATACTCCTGGATTATCTATTAGATCATCTATTCGATTCATCTCCATAGATACTTCTTTACAAACTGGCATAGTTCCTCTTAATACTGCATCCTTAAATTTCCCGTAATACTTTGGTGTCGCTTTATTATCTAAAGACATATTTTAGTGTCCTGGAAGTAATGATTGTGGGGGAGTATAAGGTCTAGTTGTGCCATATCTAGTACCACTAGTATTTGAATTAGCCCCAGTATTAGAGGTTTGATTAGTCCTGTTATTAGAATTTGTATTATCCGCATTAGGGAGGAACCGGAGCATCTGGGGCTTTTCCATTCATTAATTTTTCAACATTCTTACCCATCATTTTTGTTAAATATGTGGTTGCCGTTGTTTTAAAAGCATTTGTAAGAATGTCTGTAACCATTTTTCGTCCAGGCGATATTTTCTTCTTTGTTAATGTTGCATACTTCTGTTCCATTTCTATTCTATTTATTCTACTTTTAAGTTGAGCATCAGTTAGTCTTGGACCAGTAGAAGTAGTGCTTGTCTTTTTCTCAGGTTTAACAAAAGGCTTAGCTATCTTTTTACCTGATTTTGCAACCTGTTGTTTTGCCGCTGTATTATCTTTAGGACTCCATCCCGATGCTTTCTTATGACCCCAATGCATTCCTATAACCCCTGTATGTGCTAATGTATCATTCTCCATAATATATTACCTCCTCTACTATTGGTTTTGGATCTACCGTTACCATTATTCTCCATTCAAGTTCTACTATTTGAGCTTTGATTACATCAATATTTGCATTGCTTAATGGTGGATCAAATAGTAATTTAACTTTTAAATAAATATATGATTTTATCGAGTTAAGATCCATGTTATCTTTTATATATTCATCCCAATTTTGGAGCTTGTCCTCAATTTCAAAAGGTAAGTCTGGGTTAACTCCTATTTGTTTTAGAACAAAGAATACTGTATTAATGTGTAATATAATATCTGAGTCAAAATTAATATCTTCTTCTTGTATACCTAATAAACTTTTTATTGAGGTCAGTATACTAGTACTAGCCATTTTACTTAGCCTCCTTTTTAATTACTTCCAAGGACAAGTATCATTCCTTGTTCTTTCTATTGGTTTGATATCTAATTTACTAATGTCACCATAGTGAATAGCATTATGTGTATTTAATTTTGTAGTTATTAAATTTTCTGGGTCAAATATTATTGATCTTCTTTCTATAACATCATCATAAGTTATTGGTATTATGTGATGGCATAACATTGGTCCATAAATTTCAAAGTCTGGTCCGCAAGCTAAGTCACATCCATTATCTCTAAGAATAATAGTTCTTCTAAATCCTCGCCATTCGCCAGAAGTATATAGAACTTGATTAACCCATCTTGTAAATCCAAAAGTATCTTTTCCAACTACACCATTTAATTTTAAATATTCAAATCGTTCTTCAAAGGTTGAGAGTTTAATTAAATCTGAATAATTTTTATTCTTCTTCATCTGAATCACCATTACCTGAATAACGTTTCATAGCATTGATAGCATTCTTATAAAGTTCTTCAACATTCTTTTCAGATTCAAGAGCTTTAGTTTTTGCAGTTAGTAATTTTTTCTGTTCAACTAAAATTTCTTTCTCAAGTTGATCTTTTGTAGAACCAAGTTTTAAATAATGGGTTATAACTTGTGATGATGCAGTACCATCACGTAATTGTTTCTCCGCAAGATCAGTAGCATACGAAACCATTTGATTTTCTCTGAACTGAGGAGTTGTGGCTGGTTGACGTTTTCTGATAGGGTTTGTCATTGTGCATCACCTCCAAATCATAGTTAGATTGTGTATAGTTTTAATGTGTTTGTTAGTACTTTGTGGTAGTTTTCAGGCACTTTTGCTAATGTTGGAAGAGCTTTTACTTTATCTATAATACTCTTGAAAGGAGACTTTACTTCAGTAATAAAATAAGGGGACAGAGCCGTTCCAACATTAGAAAAAGTGCCTGAAAATACCACCCCCGGGGAAAAATGGGAGAGACCCGCGATTTGATAGGGGGGGACTAGGGTGCGAACACCCCCCTATGGTCTGAAAATCATTTTATTTTATTTTATTTTTAGAATTAGAATTATAAATTAGAATAAGAATCAGAAATTATTTTTATTTTTTTATTTTTTTAAATTTTTTATTTTATTTATTTATTATTCAACCACATTTGCCTCATCCTGTTGTGATACCTTCTTGTATATACCTAAGATGTTCATTAATACTATCTCATCCATTGCATCTTCGACTGCAAGATCGTTGTCTTCTTCACTTAGGGTGGGAGAGGTCTTTGTGATCCTTGCTAGGTAACTCAGTGTGCCATAGCCATGCTGTGTATCATACCCATTCCATGAATCAAACTGAGTGAATGGATCATATGGATTGTCAGTAGTAGTAAGCATTGATTGGTTGATTGGTTGGCTCATGGTTGTTCTCCTTTCTTATTATTGTAGTGCTTTTACTTGACTTAATGGTATGCCTAAGGCATCTGCTATGTCTCTCTGAGTGTTACCTGTTGCTAACATAGATCTAACACGTGCTTCTCTAGCAGGAGTTAGCCCTGATGCAGTGTTAGTTCTAGGCATTGCTAATTGCTTTACTATGTCAGGCTGTGAGTTATCAAGGATCTGCCTTAGTATGTGATCACTTATAGCACCTGCTTGTATTGCTTCCCATTGTTTATCACTTATCTCTATTGCTTGCTTCTTAGATCCTATCCTAAGACGGGCACTCATTAGGGCTTGTCCTCTAATTTTTTTGAGGTCTGCTTTATCCATATCAGGATTGTCTGCTTTCTTAGCATCAACTGTTGCATTGGCTAATAGCATGGCCTGTCTTTCAAGGGGGGCATTCTTAAGGGCGGTGTTAAGACTACTAAGTAGGGAGGATCTTTCTTCAGCATACACTTTCTTGGCCGAAGGTGAATAAACTAGGGAGGGGGTTGAAATGAGTGCTTTTCTTGCATCATTACCAAGAGCCTTTAATTTATTAGCGTGAGTTGCATACACTGTCTCTATTGGTTGACCTGATGATAATGCAAATGCATCTTCTTCTTCATACATCTTAGTAGACACTATAGTTTTAGGGGTAGGGGTAGTTGATAAGGCATAGACTTTCTTACCTGCTTTATACTTTACTAACTCAGCAGGAGTCATGTCTGCTACATCCTTCTCTACTTTAACCGTTGTACTACCAGGTTTATAAACTTTCTTACCTGCATTATACTTTACTAACTCAGCAGGTGTCATCTCAGATACAGTCTTTTCTACTCTAACTTTAGTAGTTAAAGGTTTAAAGTAAGACTCACCACTATACTCCCATACTTTCTTTCCTGCATTGTGATCCGCTAACTCTTTAGGAGTCATGTTAAGTATCTTCTTACCTTTATTATGATCTGCTAATTCAGAAGGAGTCATGTTCTTTGTAGCTTTATATACAGTCTTTTCTTTTCTAACACCTACTCTAGTATCCGAAGATGCTTTAGAGATAATAGTTTGAGCACCACCTGTAGCTGTTTGATATCGTTTCTTAAGTGCACCTATTTGGTTATCTCTATAAGATTTCTTATAATCAAGATTATGTTTCTCAGCATCTATTACAACCATTGAATGCTTAACTGCTCTACAAACTTCATCTGGTGGAGCTCCAGCAATTGTCATGTCTGTAAT